ATGCGTGCCGAGTTCGGTGAGGTCAACGACGACGATATCCTTTTGATAGAAAGCCGTCCAACCACTTGCGCGAGCGTCTACCATTGAGAAAGTTGTATCTGAGGCGCTTGAAGCAGCGGTATGGACATAGGAAACAGTATGCCATTCGTTATCACCGATTGACGCATAGGCGTTTCCCGAAACGCCCATACCGGTTACAAGAACCTTTACATCGTTACTTGGTGTTTTGTAAGTGATTTTATGGAAATAAACGTGGTCAGCAATCCGAGTATAGTGATTGTAAAGATATCCATTTTGAGCAGTTACCAAAACGCGAGCATAACCGTCTTTGTAATTTGCGTTAGCGTTACTTGCTGACCAGTTCGTTCCTTGTTGTGCGAAGTTTCCGTTTTTGATAAGGTCTATGAACGTCAATCCTTTCACGTTGATGCTGTTGAGGTTGGCGCGTTTCTCGGCATCTGCGGCGGTCGGGCTTGCTTTGGTAAGCGTTGCGACTGGTCTGCGGTCTGCGAGGCGCTCTTGCTCACCGACGGAGGTGGATACCATGCCGGCGACTTGCGATTGCAAATCGTCAACTTCGCCCTCAACTGCCGTCATACGATTATTCTGAGTAGTCTGTTCAGCCTCAAGAGTGTTTATATCAGCTTCTGCTTGAGTGATACGGGCGATCGCATCGTAGATAGACGTATAGGTATAGTAGTTTGCCGAACCAAAGTCTTTCAGGTTCGTAGCATTATCGGCCTTGAGAACTTGCATAATACCATCGATGATCGATATGTACTCATTGCCTTTAACAAGACCAAAAATCGCATCAGAGGCTTTAGCATTGGTATATTCGCCGTTATCTACCCAGTTCGTGCCATTGAACTCCCACTCATGATAGCGCACGCCAAGTCCAACACCAGTATCGTAACAGAGATCATTGGTCGATGGCGTATATTCTTGACCGCCATAACCGTCTTGGATCTCGAACAAGATAACAGCGTTGCAATCTCCAACACTCATAGCAGTTAACTCGGCATTTGTATAAGGGATCTCGCCATATGACTTACCACGAGCATCAAGACGCGCGATTTCTTGTTGCAATGCTTGAATAAGCCCACGAAGATATACGTGAGAAGTCGTTGAACCGTCGTGAGAACTTAAATACCCAGTAACATTACCTTTAGTAGGCACGTGATTATCGCTAGCAGGTACTGAAATATACGCCGGATTGATATAGATACCAGCTTCATTCATACGAATGATCGGGGTGTAGTCAGCGTCACCGTCAGAGATAACTACGGAAGCAGCACCATGATCATCATAGTTGATTTGAACGTAATAGCGGTCGACGAGTCCGGTTTTACGCATATTGTTCGGACCGACTTTGAGAACTGAGTCACCTAGCAATTGTACTTCAACTGCCGAATCGGTCCAAATGAATCCGGTCGAAAGTGCTAAAACGTAGCAATGAACTTTGCCAGTCAATCGTCCTATTGGCATCGGCTCACCAGAACTACGTTTGAGTTCAAGATCTTGACCTTTAAAGGTAATATGCACTTCAGTCGTCTCATTTGTATCGGCTATGTATAGTTGATATTCAGTATAGTCAGTAAGGCCGAGAATGAACTTAGACGCAGCAGAATCTATCTCGTAATAGTCTTTATCGTTTACAACAGTATGAGTAGTTTGAAAAATTCGATCGTTCCAGCGCTGAACTATCGAGCCGCTGACTTTGTGTAATACTCCGTTTTCATCTTTTCTATATACAGACACGCTATTCCTCCTTTATCTGTCTACCCACACTAAGTTTCCATTAGCGTTAGTAGCTAAGATCTTATTATATCCGGCAGCTCCATCGGGAACTTGAATAAAAGCCGCATCTCCATTAGCGTCTGTGATCAAAATGCCCTTTTTGGTGGCTAGTTTACGAGCAAATGTTTTCGCTCCACTAGCCACCAAAACGCATTCAACCACTAACGTATCCGGAGTCAAACAGGTTCTAGAGTGGTTTTGCTCACTCAGTATTGTGGTACTATTCCTTATTTGTCCGCCGTCAGTAGCCATATGTCCTCCTAGTAGTAATAAATGCAGTTCGGACGCATATTCTCGGGTGCAACTTGCGCAAATACTGCCACCAAGCCTTTGAATGCCAACGCTGTTTCTTCATCAGGGTTCTCAGTGAGTACCGTTTGAGGCAGATACTCGAATGCTTCGGGAACGTCGACCCATCCAGGACCATCTTCGCCATCAGATACAAGCATTTGACCAATATCGCCATGCGGAAGTTCTCTCAATGTTCCATCAGCATCAGTGACGAGAATCTTATTAAGCGCCAAGTGAGTTCTAAGTTTGACCGAACCAGGGGTTGCACCTCTCACGACAAGAGCATCTTCGACACCATTATCTACCCACGATTCAACCACATTTCCAGCACTCGCAATAACAACAGCACCTTCAGTTAGTGTCGCTGGAGTCTCGCCAAGATCGGTTTTAACTAAGTTTGCTTCCAGCCAGTCAACAGACTCCAACGCGCCGTTGCTATCACTTCTTACAACCTTATCAGTATCAAGCAAAATAACAGAAAGAGTATGAGCACCATTAGAACCAATAGGACGATTAGCAACTATACCAGAACTCCAAGTTTTTATCAAGTTTCCAACATCAGAAATTATTACTCGATCGGCAGCAAGTTGAACATTATCACTTCCAACTCCTGTAAATGGTATATTGTTCGGATTCAAAGTAGTTGTCTCAAGTCTACCTGCACTATCACTCTTGAGTAGTCTATTTGCAGTTAATGTTAATTTAGCGAGCGTTGGACCATTAGCACTATTGACCACTACCGCCAACTTTTGAGGAGTTTCAGCGTCCGCCATTGTCAATGCTTCAACGCGTCTGCGGTATTGATCGTCGCCAGTAGGAGAAGTCTTTGTGATGGTAACCGGAACACCATATACGTTGTTCGACACATCAACAACTACGAAATTGTCGATAACACTGTCGCCACGAGCAGGAACTGTGATACCAAGCTCGTCCATAACGTCACTGAGAACAAGATCACCAGGCTCATACTCTTCATCGTCGTCAACAACTACTAGCGATCCTGCCGGAAGTTCGTTAAACAACACGTTGTCAAACTCTGCAGCAGTACCGGCCCAATAACTCTCATTCGTTGTTTCGTCTTGTACGAAGTCCGGCAAACTATTCTTCCAGTTGTGTAAGTGTTTAGCCGTTCTGATATACGGAATATTGACAATTGGCGTTGCCATTTCGAGAGTAAAATCGCCATCACCAGGTGCGTCAGTAGTTATTTGGACAGTAGTGCCAACATCGAGTTTAGCCGCATCGCTGGGATGAACGTGGTCGGAGTTGACCCACTTGCCAGAAGATCCAACCGACGGTACATCACCATTCTGTTGAAGGTTATCGGGGTCAAGCTCCATAAGTTCCATAAAGTCGAATTCAGCGAGAGTGTCTTGCCATTCCCAGACGTCAACATTGTAAACAACTATCCAATATGTACTAGTAGCAGTCACATAAGCTAGATGACCAGAAAGACTTTCACTTGCCGGATGTGCAGTCTCTAGAGCACTTTGAGTCGCAAAGAAGCCGAGGAACAGACCCAGCGACTGAATCGAGGCCCAAAGTGAAGAGTCTTCATCGCTGAGAAGTTCGAGATATTTTCTAACCGTACCGTCGCTTGCGTCTGCAGTGTCCCAGTCTCTGAAAAGACCAGACTCACCATCCCACAAAGCTTTATTTAACTTCGCATCATATTGTGCTTGTAGGTAGGCTTTCATAGCAGTGCCAAAATCATCATATTCCCACTCAGAGAAAGCCTTATTTTCAACACTGTCGAGACCAACCGCAGCCTTCGTGATCTTGATTAACGTATTGCCATCAACGTCTCTCTTAGCAAGACCGGTCTCAAGGTCGATATAGTCCGTATCATCTTCAGTATAAGTCGGTTTGATTCTAGTATTGGCTCTAACCACATCGACGTCGAGTTGTAAAGCATTTTCAGCGTCAAAGTTTAAGCCGCCGGCCGTTTTAATCTTCACGAGACCATATGACGTAGTCTCATGAGCAAATGGCCAGTTGATATTAATGATACCAGAAGCAAGTTCAAAATCATCTGGATCAAGTTGGACGACAGTGGGAGTAAGCAACGGATTTTGTCTCTTAATATTGTATTTGTTGAACGATTCACCAGCAGGTCCAGTAACAACTTCAGCTTCAAAGTCATTACCAAGCATGACCAACTCTGGTCTAGTTAAAGCATTTCTAGTACGGCGGTTGAGTTTGATTTCAGCCGTTTCACTCTCATACTCTATACCAGTAGCCGGGTTGATAAGTTTCGTTACGATGGTGGTTTTTTCAAACTCGTCGGACAGAACTTTTGTCAATGACGGTCGAACAGTAGGATCTGCCAACTGCTCAACCATCATGTCCATCGGCCAACGAAGTTTCACTTTGCCCTGTACAGTCGAAAAGTCTTTAGTCTCGAAAGAGGCTATGCCTTTACTGTTTGCAGTGGCAATCGGCGAATACACGAAAATCCGTTCTTCGCCGAGCACTTTAGGTTTTTCAGGAACTACTTGTTGCCTAAAATTGGTGCTCATGTGCTTCCTCCTTCTATAATACTTTCCGCAAATTAGTGACTACTTGTAGTTTGGTAGGAGGCAGTATAACTTGCGGATTATCTACAATCCCTACCGGAGATTCTATATCGATGTCATCTTGGAACCATGCTGGCAACCGAGTCTTAATGAATGGGAATAGAACGTCGATATTGTCTTGAATCCACGCATCTCTAAACTCTACCCAGCTCGCTTCTAAATTGCTTTCACCAACTTCTTGAACCGGTTTATCCCAAGCAGGATCAGTCACTTCGACCCAATCAATCCACTCTAATTCAGGATGAGTTTCATGTGCATCTTGAATCACTTCGCCGATTGACAGAGTATCAACAAGAGTAATTTGGTACTGATAATTTTGACTTTCCCAAAGTCTTGTTTCAGAACTAAGGAACTGCATTACGATGTGACACTCGTAGTCGTCGTGAGCTTCTCCCAGATCGTCAAAGTATACATAATGATATGGTTTGTGGCCAAGAGTAAGATCAAGAGTCTCATTTTGTCTTGTATAACGATATAATGCATACATAGGAGAATCAGCAGTCGGTTTAGATACAGGTTGGTATTGCAGTAATTCACCAAGGTCTGATGGTACCGTTTGATAAAACTTCGGAAGCTCTAACGTATCTAACCACCAAGTTTTTACAAAGCGCTCATTCTTCTCGAACTTAGTAGAAGCCACAGTAATTGCCCACATCGGATTTACTCGTTCACTAGATACTATAAAAGGTATATATTCGATACTTGATTGACTGACCAAAATGTCTAAGTTCCAAGTTTCGCCTTGGTGAATTATCCGTTCATTACCAAGCACTAACATTGATCTCTCCTTTCTCACCGAGTAATTTCAAATAAAACTCAGTGGCTTTTAGAATCGTATCGTAAATCTCAAAACCCGCAATACCGAAATCATTCAATCCATCAACTAGTTTAACAGTCAATACCCCATAACTGTAAGAATCAGATAAGGTAGTAGTGCTTTCTATCAAAAGCTCATTAAGCACATACAGTTTATTTTTGCATAATTTTGTAGGTAACGATTCAGACGTCAATTTGACTTGTAGCTTATGCAACAAATGAGTCGACCAACCAGTCAAGCTTTTCGTCGATCCAACAAAGATAATTAAGTCACCTGGTCGTAAAGTTTCATATGGTTTATAAGGTTCATCTATATAACCAATAAGTGTCAATTGTATTCTATCGTTTTTAGCAATTGCTGTGATATGGTCAAACTCTCGTATAGACTTTAGGACCTGCAACATTACTCGCACCTCCAAAGTCTAATAATACCATTGCCACCAGTGCCACCATTTGGTGAGATAAAATCGCCATCCATCATATCATTGAAGTTAACTCCAATACCAGCGACACCACCATTGTTTGCCGAACTATAACTTGTTTCACTACAAGTGCCATCAGCTCCAGGAGTAGATTCGTTGACGCCTCCATAACCAGCACCAGCACCACCTCCACCACCACCACAAACGATGAAGTGCAAACCCCATTGAAATATCGAACTTGCACCACCACCGCCGCCACCACTTGATAAAGTATAATCGTCAGGACTTACAAATACACCATTACCTCCACCAGCACCAACATAACCAATTGGTTTACTTGGAACCGTCCCACCACCATCACCAGCATATGCTAAACCACCACCGGCACCACCGCCGCCACCAGAAGCACTACGAGCGACTCCAGTGTTACCAGTATATTTAGATTTACCTCCGTCACCACCATATAGCCCATTTCCTCCACCACCAGAACCACCAACACCTTGAGCATCACTAGGAACGCTGCCTTCATCAACAACATGACCAAGTTCCATTTCACTATCTCCACCATTAGCACCACTATTGATTCCAGCACCACCAGTTTTAATAAGAGGCGTGAGAGTACCATTAAACATATAGACAGGATCAGCTCCATCATTAGCTTGAGCGGGACTTTCAACCATACCTGGTTGAATGGCCATTTTACCACCATCACCACCACGGTTATAACGGTCTATATTAGTTGTTGGTGTAGGAGTCGTTCCGACCATTATCCATGAGGTACCAGAGCCTTTTTTACCACCAGTGCCTGGTCTAAAAATAGCAGTAGTAAATACATTTGTTTTAAACGCTGTTTTGAGATATGCTCCTGCACCACCAGCGGTACCTTTTAGAAACGCACTATCGCCATCATGCCAACGACCAACGCCAGCACCACCACCACCACCACCACCAATGATTTCTACCTCATACCAGTAAAATGGTTCTAGTTGTATATGAGCATACGATGTAGTTTCTAGTATCAACACTCTACCAGGTGGCGGAACACTAGGAGCCTGAGAAACTAACTCGAATCGACCATTACCATCAACGCCGATCAACTTATCAGGTTGGTTGTAACTAAAACTATCGGCGTCGCCATTGGCATTAGTAATCATAATTCTCTTAGGACCAGGATTGAAAGTCTTCACGTTGAAACCACTAGCACTAACGACATACTTGTTTTTGAGTAAGTCATCAGGAACGAGCACGGTGTTCGAAGATACTATTTCAGCGTAAATCTTGTCTTTATCTCTAATCATCGATCTCACCCCTATCTATTAAGACTATGTTGCCGTCCTCATCGGTACCAATTAACTTGTTGAATTGCCCAACAAGGCTAATGCTCGAAATTGTACCAGTTCCGGTAGTAATTAAAATATGATTGGCACCTGGGGTAAAGCCGGAAATAGTCTTATTGCCTCCACCCCTCAGCCACTTATTGACAGTTATCGTTCCTGACGACTCGACAGTATTAGGGTCATTTGTTTCGCCATACACACGGCTTTTAGTTCTTATCATTTGCCAGTGCCTCCCTGAACTCCTCCAGTAGCTGCACCAACTTTGTTCGTAGTATCGCCTGTAGCCGCGCGAGTCTCATTGTTCGCCGCGCCCTGCTGTTGGCCTTTCGTAGCCGGGCTTGCCGGTTTGCCAGCACCATCGCGTGCTCCACCAGAGCCGACTGCTCCTCCACCATTCTGAGCATCTTGTATGTAACTCATTGCCAACTGGACTGCCTCAGGATTATTGACCAAAGCCTGCTCGATCTGAGTCGGGAGATGCTTGACAGCTTCATCGAGGAACGACAGAGCAAAATCCGCCGTCGGATAGCCAAACTGCTTCTTCATGTTCCAATACATACGTAGTGCACGGATCGGGTCGACCTCAGTACCCATAGTTCCATTGATAAAGTCGTTGTCGATCATTTGCCACATAGAGGCTCTATCTTGAGTGATCTCAGTCGCCTGATCTACGCTCCAAGCGAAATCATCACGGTAGTAAAACTCGCCGTTCTTGTCTTTCTCAAGGAACATATACTTCGACCAAACTTCTTCTTTGACTGTACCGTTAGGCAGTAAACTAATGAACGACCGCTCTTCGTCGCAGAACGCGAGCAAGTACTTGAAGATGAGCTCATACACACCAGCATAGGCAATATTGCGCTGAGTCAATGGAGCCGCTTGCCTCTGCTGTGACGCCATCATCTGAAGTTGTTTCGCTTTGCCGGAGCGAGCTGACGGGTCATTTTTACCCTGGTCCGTATCAGTCACACCGACAGTGCTCTTGACGGCCTGGTACAACATCTCAGCCATCGTGATCTCTTCAGTAATATCGGCCATGACTTGTTTGACCTGAATCGCTTGACCTTCGTCAGCACTCTCAACGTTCACATAAGTAATCTCTTTGTCTTCGTCGTCAATATATGTATCCTTCAGCTTAGTTACATAAGCCTTAGACATTTGGCTCTTACGCTCAGCCTTATTCAGGAACTTATTCACTGAGTCTTGAGCCTGCAACGACAAGTCGACCTCAGAAATGCCATATATGCTTTGTGGTACCTTACTAGCACGTTTCGGAACAAAAGGCAATTGACGAATTAGGTAGAATGGAATCTCAGTGCCAGCCGGAATAGTCTGATCAGCATCTTTAGTCTGCTCATCTTTGCTGCGATCCGAAGACGTGCCAGACCGATATGGATTGGTAATAAACTCAAGGTCATTCTCAAGAGTCTGCTTTTTGACACCAACATATGAAAACTCAGTACCGCCACACACCGGACAGACTGCTTCAGTATTTACGACAGCATGACAGGCATTACATTCGCGCCGACGACGCATCCCCCACTCCAAGTCGTTGCACAACACGACCAAAGTGTCTTTTACATAGACAAAACGACCGACGTGTCTGTCTCTGTTTAGGTAATATACCTCAACAATGTTGACAATGTCAGTCACTTCAGGCGATTTAATTTGCCGGTCATATAAGTCTGCTATCTGTGCAAGTGTCATAGTGCGAGTCTCAAATATGTACTCAAGTTTCTTATAGTTTGTTACTCCGGGCTGTGGAAATACAGTGTCAATCGGACAGTTCTCTACGACTGGCATGCCGGACCGCTCGTGAGTATTATCGAATGGATCCCAAGTCACTTTGAACCATGCCGTTGAGTCAATAAGACACGATCTCTCTGACTCGTCCTGTGTGTCCTCTGACAACATTCGGTCCATCTCTTGCCGGATCAAAGCCTCTGTAGCTTTGACCGGGACCAAATCGCTGTGGTATCTCGGCGTCATCTTTGGCGCCGGTATTCTCGGATTGATCTTTTGCTCGACCAACTCATACGATAACTTACGCAAAGCCTTCATTTTCTCATCTGTAGGCTTGCCTTCTTCATCCAATTGGTAGAAGTCGCCCATATAGGCGTTTCTCCACATGGTCAGATTCGTAGAATTGACCCGACTTCGTTCAAACTCCTCTTTTGCTAGCTTGAACTTACTATCCCAGAGCTTGACTAGCTTATCTTCTTCTTCTGTATTAACGTAAGACGCCTCTACAGTCTCTTGATTTAAGTAAGTCAATACTCGAGAGTCAGATACAGTTCCTTTTGGTAACTTGCCTTGCTCGACGGCCATTGCATAGCCTCCTTTCATCCTGTAACATTCTTCGACTGCCACTCACGAGGCGCCCCATGCATGCGGATGAACTCGTCTCGCGTTGGTTTGTCTTTAAGTTGTTTATAGTCTGACCACATCTCTGGCCACCAGTCGGAGTATCTCGTGAACCTCTCGACCTTCGCCGGCGCTTTCTCAGTACCACTCAATAGCCCAATGTTCTTCTTAATACCTTGTGTGAACGCGTCCACCATGTCGTCATTTGCAGCGAACGGGAACGTGCCCAACTCTTGTTTATAACACTGCGTATAACTCAACCCCTGCTCTTCCCATGCAAAGTCCTCAGAGCTTGACAATAAGGCCGCGTCTTTCTCGCAAGGTATGAAGCATCTGCCGTCTCGCTGATATACTGACGCAGTCTGCGCTCGTGAGTATTTGCCGCCCTCAGGCTCAACAGGGACAATTGACGGAAAGTCTTTCTCGTCAATCCCGAGTTTCACGCGCCACTTCTTCAGCACCTGCACGATACCAGGTCCGTTGGCCTTGTCCTCGATATACACCGTCTCAATCTCAGGGAAGCGTTTGATCAACGCCACTACTTTGTCGATCGTATCAGGCAGGTCCATCTGCTTTCGGACAAGATAACGTAAGTACGAGTTTCCTTGCTTGACACCCGTCAACTCCATAGCAACAAAGTCAGATGTCAACTGGTCCTTGAACGTGGCGTCTATCGACAAATAGATTCTGTCGAACTTGACAATCTGCTCCTTGGTGCTCCAGTGCTTCTCAATCTCATAGTCTCGCCAGTCGTCAGACCGGAACAAGTTCCCGAGCTCATTCGTCGGACTGCCTTGGAACATAGCGTTATAGACATGTGCGCCCTCAGACGCAAGATATGACTCTTTGATGATCTCTGCCCAGTGTGTGTCCTTGCCCATCTCAGGGCAAATCCCTTCACCGACTCGTCTTTTCAGTGGATCCGCCCCGATATTCTCTTCGGTAGCAAGTGCCGCGTAATTGTAGTCTCCGACAATAAAGTCTTTCCGGTGTCTCCGTAGCCAGCCGATCAAGTCATTTGGCACCCATCTAGTCGCCATGACAATGCAAAGACTGCCAGGGTTGCCGAGTAGACGAGTCTCAACCGTCGACTGATAAGCCTCGATATTGCCCTCGATCATGACCTCGGATAGAGCGTCCTGCATGTTCTTGATAGGGTCGTCGATAACAACAATGTTGCCGGTTTTACCTGTTACGACGCCTCGAATACCAGCGCAAGACATGCCGCCGTTCGTATTTACGTAGAGCTTAGTTGCCATATCGAGCAACATCGTCTCCCACTCGTCGGTCGACTGGATGTTGTCGTGTATCTTGACTCGTCCGTGCGTCAGTTTCGGCGCAAACTCTATGAACTTGTCTCTATTACGTCTGCCGAAGCGGGCAGCGAAGTCACTGGCGTACCCCAGCGTTAGAACACCTAGCCTGGGGTACTTGATGAGGCACCAAGATTGGAACGACTCCGTTATGGTCAACGATTTACCGGTTTGCGGAGGCGCGCTCAGGAGTATTAAGCCGTAGGCCATACGATGAAAGTCAGGCCTAGACGGGTCATACGGTTTGCTTCTGTCCACTAAAGCCTTAAGCCCAGGTGTCGGATTTGGTCCTCTCTCGAACTCTCGCTGCAAGTTCGCAGCCATGCTATAATGATACGGCGTCATTTGGTAGCCGAAGTTTACACATTGTAGGTATGCAGGGTACGATTTTATGCATTTGCGTAGCACAAGCTCACCATTTAGGCCTTCCCAATTGATGGTATGGGTTCGAATCTCGGTAATTTCTTGTGCCGTCAACAGTTGATAACCATACTCAGCTTGTAATTCTTGTAAGGTTATCATTTGTCAGCCTCTTTCTTGGTGGCTCTGTGCTCAGCGATCAATGCCAACTCGTCGTCAGACAATTCTTCGAACTGGCCCACACCAATGCTAATCTCTTCTTTGACCTTACCAGCTGTCCGGTCGAGGATGACGTTGAAGGTCTGAGTGTCGAACGCAGCGCGGATCAAGTTTGATTCGACAATAAGTTCAGCTTTCATCGGAGACCGAGAAAGCCCAGCATCCTTTAAGCGCTTTTGGACGCTCGAGTAAGCTTCCTTGTAAATCTGAGACTCAAGGGTCTCATTACCCGCTTTGTCGACTACTTCCGGAGGAAGTGCCGCATCAGATTGCAGCGATTTCGACAGTAATTGCTTCCATGCCTTCTTGGCGTACCGCTCGTCACTGAAAAGACTCTTGTGTTCTAACTCCTCACGCGCTTCTTTAGTCATAAGTTTACCTCCTCTCCTAGAAATACCTTTCTCTATTATATCATACACCGAAATGATCAGTTTCCGTCACTTTTTAGGCAAAAATGCCCACGAACAATTAAGACCGATTGACCTAAGGCCTAGATTCCTTCGATCACTGCAAACTCACTAGCCTAAATCTCAAAACGGATAGATTACTAGAAATACTTTCTAGTAAAAATTTCTGGAAAATATATGGGCGCGCGATCCTTATATACGGGCGTATGGGCGCGCGAGCAAGCTATTTCAAAAGGACTGCGGTCACTTTTGTGGTTTTAGTCGCACTGAGGCCTCAAAACTCTTTACTACCGATTAGGACGCGCCGGCCGAGGGGGCGATTTTCAATATATTTCAATTCACCTCTATCGTGGAAGACGATCAACGATCAATTGATCGATCATCTATGATCGCGATAGCGTTCGATCGCTAAATACGACGCAACTGGAGGATTACTGAATCATGGAAAAACTGGTTTTGATTCGCAAAGATCGCGACGTGTACCACGACGGTACGAAACTCACCCGCGTCGATCAGTCGACGAAGGGGGCGGGGAACGAAGTCATCAAAATCGAGGGGCTGCCGAACGCGAACGGAAAGAAGTGGGTATCGCTCTCCCTGCTCGCCGAAGGTGTCAATGAATTGACGTGCACGGCTCGCGACGTCACCCGCCACGCCCAAACCCCCTCACAGAAGTACGTGCTCACCGCGGACGAGCAGCACATCGTGACCCAACTGCAAGCCCAGATCGACGCGATCGTCAACGCAGCCAAGGCTCGCTTCGTCCCCAAGCCCGACCTCAACGTCGACCCGTCCAAGATGACCCCGGAAGAGCGCGAAGCCAAGATCGCCGAGGTCCGGAAGTACTTCGGGCTCTGAGCCCAGCACCAAGAAAAGCCGATCATACGCTTGACCGGCTTTTCTTTGTCAGCTCCAACCATCGCAAGTAATGCCAACAGGGAGGCAACCATGTACAAAACTATGCACGCGGTATTACGCTTCAAAGCAGGAACACCGTTCGCCGGTTCATATATCTACAAACTAACCTCTGACAAAGGTTACCAAGTTACACCGCGATTAGAGGCTGCTATGTTATTTGCTAGTAAAACCGCAGCCGAATCATACTTACGTTGTGCAAAATACGCATACTTCGCGAACACTCTAGAAGCAATTACTGTCGAACTCTGACAGACTGAAAATCGGATATGCTGATTGTCCGGTTTTCTTTTACTTCCTCGAACCAGCGCAAGTATTGCCGACGTTTAGACGTCGCGAATGATGTCAACACCTAGGAGGCTACAACATGAAGAAGCCCGCGTCGAAACCACCGTATCCAGTATTATTGACTGGTGAGGTTGCAACCTACCGAGGTATTACGAACATTCAAGAAATCGAGGACGCGTTTCAAACCTGCGAAATCGAACGCCAAATGCTGCACACGCTCGCTGACTACATGCTCGGCGACGAACAAACCATCGAAGAGGTTCACGCAATAATCGAGAAACGTATCAACGAGATATATCGCTAACGCGAAGGAGGCTACAACATGAACGAACATATCAAAGCATTCAGACTCGCAATCGCAACAAACGATCATGACGCGATCAAAGCGGCGGGAACGCTGACCTTCCTTGACGATGTCACGCAGACACAACTCGCGGATATCACCGAGGAAGCGCTGCAACCCAGCAAACAACTCATCGTCGATCTCATCGACGTGCTGCGGCGTTTTAACCTCGTCAACCAGAGCGATGTTAAAGGGTTAGCGCTCGCCACGTTCAACAAGATTGAATCGCTGGCGTGGAAAACCTACCTGCAGTTCATCCGCAAAGCATATCGCAGAGGCACGGAGCTTCAAGCTCGCAGCCTTCGGATCGAATAACCGCCTGCGCTGATAGCGAAATTAACGCTAGAAGGAGGCAACGAGAATGCGACTCCATACATAGACGGATCGCTCTAAGACCGTGAGCTGCTGCACTTACTAAGCCTCGAGTTTGAAATGAACAACAAAAACCGAGTTCGTCCATAACGTCTGCGCCGTTCGGTGCTACGGGTCGAACAAAGTTGCTAGCCATTCGGAAGAGAGATACTTTCGGGGCATGCAGCAAGCAAGGTTATCGGCTGTCCTTGCAACAAAACTTAATACTATTAAGCGTTAAGCTTAGCGCTTTTGTCGGACATATATAGAATATGCTCGACGAGGAGTCAGCCATTTCAGATGCTTTTTGGTTCTTGACTCCTCATTTTCGATGAGAATGAGAGCTAAAAGTCCTCGTTCTCATCGAAAATGATCGATAGTTCTATCAATAATGAATTCAAAGTTCTTTTTTAATTTAATTTCCTCTTTTTCAATTATCCTAAAACGAACAAAGTTGAAGGCTTTTAGCATCATTAGAAGAGATTTTCTCAAAAATCCGGACAGTTGAAGCCTTTTAGGACATAAAAATCGCCATTTTACATCGAAAACGATGTGAAAAATGAGGTCTTTGGAATAATTTAATTTCCTTTGTTCACTAAATATCTCTAAGTAATGAAAATATAAAATTAAATTATTATATATAGGTATATATACATAGGTATATAGGTATATGCGTATACTATATATGGATAATTTAATTTATATATTTCAATATCATATATAATTTAGTGAACAAACTAAATTAAATTATTTAATTACGAGCCTTTCGTTTATTAATGGGCTAGAGAGAGAGAGAGCTATCAGGTTATAGCACAAACCGAGTATACAGCCAAAAAGGAGGCTATAGAGTATATGAAGATTGCAAGCAGGAGGTATTCTAAATGACCACTCAATATCGTAATCAAACCGAGCTGTGTAAAGCTCACCGGACACCGAGTCTGAATTACACGCATCAAGACATCGTTGACATCATCGACCAGTACCACGTGTTGATTCACAAGCAATGGCACAGTCAATACAAGCGTCGCAACCAGAATTACGAACGGATTCTCGATCTCATCGCTAGTCAGTTCGCCGGTATCGGTTCCTTCGATACGTATCAATTGTCGAAGAGCCTGAAGTACTCGATCAAGTACATCAAAGATACCATCATCGCTCACATCAATGACACCAATCCGGGTTATGATCTTGCTCCGCACATCGTCATGAGAACCTATAATCTGTTTGTGTCACTTGATAAATCACTAGACATTTATATGAGGAGGGCAATATGAACAGAAAAAAGACTTGGGAAGACATCAAGCAGTGGCTTGATGAGAATAAGTGGGAGTATAAAGAAACTGAAAACGAACTCATCTTCGTGTTCGGTAACGGCAACATTATCATCGACAAAGAAACAAACATCTATATGTTCGACACGATCATCGCGAGTGCTGATTGTGACGAATTGCTCGACGAACTCGAGAGTAATTAGGAGGAAAAAACTATGATGTATGCGGTCAAGTATCAGATGGGCAAACAGGGCGTCGGTGACAAACACTATCTGGAGGCTGAATCTGTCGCTGACGCATTCACCAAAACGAGGCAGTATTTCATCAATCTGTTTAACGAGCAGATCATCAAAGAAATGCCGCTGACTCTGATCAGTGCTATTCCGTTCGTCGACGGCAAGCCGGGGATTCACGAGAAGACTGCGAAGGAGAAGAAGTGACATGAAGACTACTGAGAATGTGAAGCTCGTGTGGAAACTGAAGGACGGGATTGACTACAAGACACTCGAGTCTTTCGGCTTTCAGCTTCGCACCAAGTTTTATATGCGCAAGCTGTCTAACGATGGTCCGCTGAGCATCAACTTTGTTTACATCGGCAGCGATAATGCGGTCTTGCCACGGCTCGTCACAATGTTCTATGACCGCGACGATGTGACACCGCACATTCAAGACCTCATCGAGGCCGGGCTTGTAGAGCTCGTGGAAAAGTCGCTCGAGCTGATGAAGCACATAGGTCCACGCAAATGAGAATAGTCCAGCCGGCAGTGTTACCAAGTGATAAAGAGCGCGCGAGCAAATTGCTAAAGAACCACGCGTTAAATGATGCTGACTTTCAGGCTATCAAGATTGCAATGCGTGAGCTTGGGTATATCCCGAACCCACAGATTATATACGAAATGGCGATTCAAGTATATCGCGAAGTTAACAACATTGGCATCTTCGACATTGACGAATTATGTGATGAAGATCGGCTAGCTCGAGAAGAATCAGACCGACGCGAGCGAGATTCTCATCGACAAGCAATGATGAAGATGCGAGCAGCAATGGCCGGCTATACGGCTGAAGAGAATCCATACCAGAAGGAGAGCGAAAGTCAATGACAAACACTCAAGCAATTCCACGTATCACGACACCTCACATCAACCCAAATGATTGTTGGTGCCTCGTCATTGCGCAAGTGACCGGCAAAAGTTATGACCAGATTTGGAAGGATTTTGAGGGCGAGATTCTTCCAAATGGATCCCTGCCGCGAGCGAATGCTGACTATTATCTGTTGAAGCTGGGCTGGACACCAGTGTCCCTCTCCGGCGATATGACAGTCCGCGAGGCTATCTATGGTGCTGAGCGGAAGCTGATAATCTCAAGCTTTGATACTCGTAAGCGAATGCACCATCTCTCGTATTTCGACGGCAATAGCCTCTACACGACTCAGGAGACTGATGAGTGTTTCGAGGACCCAGCACTATATGTCTATATTCGTATCAGGAGGACGGCATGAGCACTAGTATGTTGCAGGATGAGAACAGCACTTTGATAGCAATTCAGAAGAAAGAGAACTATCTTTACTCGTACCTCGACCAGATTGCCAATGATCCGCGAGGGCTTATCGACAAGAACACCATGGTCGAGATTCGAGCGGTATCGTCGAAGGGTGAAGTGTCACTCGGCAAAATGCCGTTTCACACGGTAAAGAAAAGAGTCAATAACTACTTTATTCTCGAGGCGAAAGCCGGCCATATGGTAGAGAGTCCAGTCTATGTGGTCATGGTCATTATCGTCTTAAATCGATATAAGTGGGTGGACAAACAATGTTAGTACCCATTCTAGCAATCGACTATGATCCGTATTTTCAAGAGCTTATAAACAATAGAGTCATAGAGTTGGAGGACAACAGTGACAACGATTGAGATGGTGACACGCACGAAGAATCTGCCCAAAACACAAGCGGTGTTCCGCATTGGAGGTCATGATTATCTGGTGACCTTCAAGAGCGAGCTCTATGCGCTTGCCGCGAAACAGAACATTCAGGATGGCTACATCGTCAACCTGACGCAACTCTACTCCTACGAGGTTGTGAACATCCATGAAGTCTTCTCAGTGAAGAGGTACTTCATTGTTACAGGCATCGACCATGGTCAGCTGGTCATACCGTATATGATCGAGACTCTGGGTCAAGTGCCTAAGTTCGGTGATGAGTGCTTCTGCTGCGCGATTGATATCGGGCGCAGTCAGGTCATTGAGAACATGAAGCATGGAATGAAACTTGTCGAAAGACACGAAGGCTAAGGAGGCCAAGAATGAAGTACAATCTGAATCTGACTCAGGATTATGTCAAGCATTGGGGTCTCAAGGAAGCAATTCGAGAGCTCATCGCGAACAACATCGACGAGGGCGGCAGTCTGAGCTATACCGCTAAAACCACGCTGGAGGGTGAAGAGCGGCTCTCCATGCTCGTCTTCAAGACTGAGAAGGAGTTACCCATCGAGGCGTTCCTTCTTGGTTATTCGGTCAAATCAAACCCGGATGCGATCGGGCAGTATGGCGAAGGGCTGAAGTTGGCAATGCTCGTGCTAACCCGAGAACACCAGACCGTTCTCTTCAAGTCCGGCGGGTATTTCTACCGGTTCTTCTTTGAGATGCCTGAGGGCTTTGGGGTCTCGACGCTTCATCTCGAGAAGCTTGAGATCAATCCGGCCTACGATGATGAAGAGCCCGTTGTCGGTACTGAGATCACAGTGTTCGACATCGAGCGGTCTCTTCTCGAGAACTGCTATACGTATTCGCCGCCCAACCAGGTCGTGCCGAAGCGCCGTGGGCTTTTCTGTCAAGGTCTTCTTGTCGAAGAGGGGTTCTACGTACGCATCAAAAATGTTGAGTATGGTGTGAACCTCGCCCATGCCGTCAAAGGCAATCGTGACAGAAACTATTTCCCGGACAAAGAGCTCGTCGTGCCGATTCTCGAGAAAACCTTCCAACCTGAAGAGTTACTCAACATCAGTACCAGTTGGTATTCGAGCAGCATCTATGAGCACTTCTCGCCGGAGTTCAAGCAAGCGATCGCGTGCAAGTGGTTTCTCAAGAACTCGATTTCGTACACCGAGGAGTCGATCAGTGGCAAGAGAATCTTGATTCCATGCTGGTATGGTGAACGGTATTCAAGAAAAGCCGGCTATCTCATCGCGCCGTATTGGGGCGCCGGTTCGTCTCTCATGAATGACGAAGACAAACGAGTTTTGGCATCGCTCAAGATCGACGACGAAAAGATCAAGACTGACGAAGACTACACAGAACGTCGAAAAGCGTTTACGGAGAAGCTGCTGGGCGAACTTCGACTTGCAAGTACTCTCACCGAGTTCCTCGAAGCGTTGGTCATCTATGTTCCTGGTCTTGGCCATGCTGCCGAGCGGGCAGAAGTGACTGAAGAGATTATCGGCATCGCACGAGCCGTCGAGCGCGAAGAGACTGAGAAGCAGGAGGATTAAATGGCAGAGAAGACTAGACAGCAGTTACTCGACGAACTTGAGGAAGAGCTGAAGAAGCAGGGGATCGGCAAAACCGGGCGGAAATTGCGCTCGGATGCCGGTCAGCTTCGAGGCAAATATCAGCGCTCCGACAAACCACGTGCAGATGCTGGTAAACCACGAACTGATTACAACAAAACGCCTATTCATCACAAGAACATATTTACCACGTTTATTGCTGCACACACCAACGAAAATGGCGACGAGCTCGGCAGAGATTCGAACCTGATATTTCCTCCGCAAGTCACCAACTATTATCGATTGATCTCTGTAGCCGGTAGACTACCATACTATACTTCTGTCAAGCGCGGGATTCATCCTGAAGCGATGCGGTGGCGTTGGTGGTTTGCGGAGTTTGAGGCGGCAACTGATAAGACCTTGTGGACGAAGAGAATCTGCGACTGGTATTTCATCAAACCTGAGGACCTTGGTGCTTGGACGTTCGACGAGTGGTCGTGGGCATATTACACCCAGATCGGCGGACACCAGAACCGAGTGCCTGAGCGCATCATACTGTCGTATGAAGAGTTTTTGAAGGGCAAATACACCATGCCCACACTAGATGCTGAAGGCGACATCATCTGGCTACGACCAGGAGGAGAGCAGTAATGACTATCGTCGAGTATCTCAGACATATCACTGGCAACAAGAAACTAAAGTGGCGACCTGAAGGTTGTCCACATATCAACTTCGAATTGAATGGCTTGAAGTATACTCTGTTGAAGAGAACCGCGGGCTATCAGCTCAATGTTGAGGGCTGCAAGGAAACACCATCGTTTATCACCAACCGCTGGGTGACAATCCGGAAGAGATTGGAAGCTAAAATAAGTTCGAATATAGTGAAATAAAATTGTCTTTCAGGAATATAATATAATGAGGAAGAGAAAATCGCAGTCTCGTCCACAAACGTCCGCTAGACGTTGTAACACAAGCACTAAAGGTAAAATCGCCCTGAGAATACCTGTGAGGGCAATCGGAGGTAAGTAAATCATGGCAAGAATCGTTCTCAACCAGAATTACGTCGATTCCGGCGACGCGAAACGTACCGGTCAGTATCTCTTCGATGCCGGTGACGGCGCGGCTCCGGTGGAGCTCGTCGTGTGGCTCGAAAAGTCCAAAGCCTCGGAGAAACATCCGGAAGGCAAGCCGTGGATCCGTCTGCCCAAAGACAATCCCACCAACCGCGCCTACTTCAGCGAAGACCTCTTCATCTCCAGTCAGATCAACGGCGCCGTCGACGTCGAGATCAAGACCGCCGCTCCGCGCACCCTCGGTGCGACCGGCGTCAAGCAGGAAATCGTCGACAACCTTCAGTCCGACCTCGCGACTGAATACACCGCCCTCGTCGACCTCGCCATCGAAGCGTTCAAGACCGCCAAGGCCAATGCCCGGCACAAGAAGCCCGAGGAAATGACCAAGGAAGAGCTCGAAGCTCTCATCGCTGCCCTCGAAGCCGGCGTCAAGTACGCCGCCCCGGCCGCGCCGAAGTCCTTCCTCGACATGTTCTCCGAGACTCAGTATGCCCGCTACAACGAACTGCTCGCCATCGCCGCTGAAAACAAGGCGAATGCGCCCAAAGCCGTTCGTGCTCCGCTTACTCCCGAACAGAAAGCTCAGCGCCAAGTCAAGCGCCAGCACACCGAACTCACCAAGGCTCAGGCTCTCCTCGCCGCCCTCCGCGCTCAGTCGGCCGCCGGTACTCCGGTTTCCGACGGTGATGCCGAGGCTTCCGAGGAAGACGAACCCGTCGTCGAAGAAGACTTCGTCGACCAGGACTAACCAGTCCTCGATCCGGCTTCACTCGGGGTGCTGAGAGGCTAACCACCTCTAAAGGTCAAATGCGAATACCTAGTCCTCTGATTGGTCTCAGAGCAAACTAATCGAACAGCCCCGGTTATGGGCGGCTATTGAAGAAACAGTAGCCGCCCATTTCTTCAGTAGAATAAAAAGGACATCTTAATTTAGGAGGAAGGCCATGCTACAATATTTCAGGTTTGAAAGCGAGATTCAAGATACTAAAACCATCGTGTCGTTCGGCACATTCGATGGTGTTCGTGTTGATATTTCCAAGAAGTTTCTCAAGAAAGACAAGATCAGCAACAGGTGGTGCTTCACGAAACTTGTCATGAACCCTCGCACTGGCGTCAAGGTTGAAGCGAAAACATACATCACGCTCGGCGACGTTTATATTGTTCAATGTCCTGAGCAGTTGGCTGTCGGCGCTTTCGACGATGCTGGCAAACCGCGTCATATCTATTCAGCAACTGATCTCATCAGCTTCCGAGAGGTCAATGCTTACAGAGGAATACACAATGCCGAAGAAACTTACCGAAGCTAATGAGAAAGACAAGTGGAACTTCTACTTCCCCAAATTGTTGAAGCTCCAGATGCATCATAAACTGCTGAACTTGGGGCTACAAAACCGACAGTCGGCTCTATTGCGGGCATTAGTCAGAATGTTTGTAGCTGGTGAAGTGTCCGACGATAGAGTTAAGGCGTTGGTTGAGGAAGAAACATATATCACTGCAACTGACAAAGTCTCTACTTTGTAGGCGTATTATGTGTAAAATGCGTATAGTGAGTTTTACGCTAACACAGAATGACAATCCGTTCAAATGGGCAGAAAGTGACCTAAGCCGATTAACTGATAATCAAGTCGTAGTAGGCTATATACTTAGAACCATTAAGATTGAGACTGAAATAGCCTCATTATTGAATCTCTATGTAGTAGACCACGATGATGTAACTGACACTAACAAGATTATAACGCTGCAAGGTTTGAAAAACGTATTCTCGCAATGGCTTGAGTGTTTAGTGGAAGACCCAAACACTTTTCTGTTTAGGAATCCACCACTAGATAAGTGGTTAGAAACAAAAGAGAATTGGATCAAAAAAATCACTCATAAGTTATCGCTGGCTTACAGCAAAGCATACGACGAGTGTTTGAGTTCTTTGTATACCACCATACTTCATTGTTACAATAAAGAAAATGTGTATATGGGGAACTTGCATTATCTTATTGTTTCTGTTAATAATCGTATCAAGATAGAGCATCGTTATCTACGGAATCGCCTTCAAGGTGAACATCCGAATGCTATTCATTTAGATGCTGTTCCTAGTGACTTTAACGGTTCACTAGAAGATAGTATCTCATCTCTACATGAAATCATCGGTGGAGCTGAGGATCCGTCGGTTCAACGTGAAAAGACTCTAGAAGTATTCAGTGCAATTAAGGCTGATTTGCTCGAAGATTTTTCAGAACGCGAGATCGATCAGATCATTAACTCGCCTGGCTATTTACCGAACACGTTATATCGTAAATTACTTAAATGGAGAAAGTCGCATAAGCGGGAGGATTATGTCGAATGAGCAACTATATTAAGCCGTATATACTGTTGTGGCCAGATGCCGATCAGTATATTTACGAAGGTAAAGTGATAGGTATGATCGTTTCAAAACCTGAGGTTAGTCCATTTGACTTTCTTGCACTGACCATCAACCGAGAAGATTTATCGCTGAGAGATTCTATTCGGTTCGCTAAATATGCAAATAGTCTTGGTACGAAAGTTGTATTTGTTCCAACGCTCGATTCAAGACGTGAACCGTGGTTCTTAACTTCGGTACAGCAACATGAGATTTTGGTTGAAATAGCACAGCATTCGCAAGATGACATTCAGACTGCAGTTCTTGCTGGTCGAGGAGAAATCAAGTCTCTTGTTGATTACAACTATGCGGCAGTCGCCTATTCATACAACCAGATTCTTGGCAGTACGGTACATCATGCTGAAGCAGTTCTAGCTGAGTTCTTGAAAGTCATTAGTTTCAAAGAGCCAAAAGATGAACCAGGTCTATGGTGGTTGATGTTATTAGAACCTTGTGAACATTGTCTTAGAAACATGGTTGACGCAAAAGCTAGTTTGATCACGTATTATAACGATCACAAAGCTAAATGGAACACGCCTGAATATCTTGCGCTCAAAAACGAATTAGTTTGCAAAAGAACTTACACGAAAGAGATTATCGTCGAAGAAGTTTTAGTGCCAGAAGCTCTCATTGAGGAGGTCGTCGAATGATCATTTATCTCGAAGGTGCTGATGCATCTGGCAAGAGCACGTTGCGTCATAAGATCGTCGAGCAACTGTATGCTACGGTGGATGAGTGGACAGAGTTTGGCATCATTGGAATCGTCGAGAACGGCGAAGAGTTGATACCTACTCGGCCGACTAATCCAAAGCGACTCAATCTCGAAGATTTGTTCCGCAAACTCTGGGAAATGGCTTTCGACTTGAAAACCATTTATATCTGCGACAGAGGTCCGATCAGTGACATCATCTATCGGACCTTTGACAAGTTTCAACCAGTCATGACTCTCAATCAATATGTCAACTTCTGGATTAAAGCTCACAGACTCATTGTCACGGTCTGGTGTGACTCCGACGTTTCAACTGAAATGCTGCATGAACGTGGCGACAACAATCCAATTGCCGTTGCTAATCATGCGGCTATTCGTTATTTGTACAAACAGATCATGCCGATCTTCAAACCGGTTAAGTACGACTTCGCTAAAGTGACTGATGGCGGTCAAGGCAAAATCGACATTATTTTGATGAATCTGTATAACGGTTTGTATCTTGCCACCGAAGAAGCAAAGAAGGCTGAACTGAAATGAGAACGGCGGCTGAATCACTTAAAAAATACGGATTTCTTACTGATCCAGAAAGTACTTTACAACGATTGGACAAGAATGATTATTACAAGATAGTTGTAACTCAGCTTCGACCGGCGGTTTTAGGTGTTAGTTCATCTAGACGGTTAGCAGTTATGCTTCGTGACCTCGATGTCATAAACCTTCGCGCGCATCTGAATCAAGGCCAACGGTACAAAACTGCCGTTCATACGGTTAGAGCTAGATTGGCTGCGAGCTATGCAGCCATGCCAGAAACAGAATTACAAAAGAGCGTTGCTTCAATTGTTGATGCCACTTTCGAGGACATCATCAATGAAGCGGAAGGAGAGAAAAAGGAATGAAACTATCTGTTGCTCGGAAACTGATTGACGAAAACACCAGCACCGACTGCAAAAAGAAACTTCGCAAAATGGCGCAGTATATGGGGCGCTTGACAAGAAAAGACAATGCCTATGTTCAAATGCGCGACGCTATCGTTGTGTCGCTAACGACACTATTAGTTGCATATGATAACGCCAACAACACGCTGACGACCATCATTGGTCACCAACGGCTTGACGATCTGCTTGGCGCGATTTTTGAGCCAGAAGAATCAAGTGAACCGAAATGACCCCCCTCGAAACCTTGCAGAAATACGGATTGAAAACGGACAACGCAAGCATCAAGGAACGGCTTGAAAACTTTGATAAACTTGAAGAAATAAAAGACGCGGAATATAAGTTATACGCCGCCGACCTCGCCCTTCTCTGCGAACGTGCGGAAATGGGGGAACGCCTTGACAAACAAAACGATGAATTACAATGTGAACTATCAATGTTGAGATATGACAAGGTTCAATTAAAGCAAA